GCAATTTAAAAACCATAGCTGGTTTATATAATGTTGAACTAGATGAAAATGATACCAAGGATTCAATTCTTGAAGTTATAATAGAAGAAGTTTCTTCAAAATAAATGTAAAATAAAAAAAACTATGGTAGTTGATTTTAATTATACTACTGTAGGATTGGAGGTAACATTTAGGAATAGGTCCAAAGATATTCCTAATAATTCTAAATTACTTTGGAATTTTGGTGATGGTGATGAATCTTCTGAAGAGAACCCGATACATAACTATAAGTTATCGGGTATCTTTTCAGTTAGTTTATCAGTAAAAAACCAAGATGATATTATTATAGGTAAATGTATTCAAGAGGTATTTGTATCCAATGAAGTAAAAACACATTTATCTGGAAGTATATATGAATTGATAGATATATACATTCCCAAGAGTATATTTGGTTATATCCCATATAATATAAAAAGGCAATTTATAGAAAAATGGCAATTATATATTCAGCCATTAGTAGATCATGAAATTCCATTAGAACAATATAATAATGAACTTTATTATGAAGCTCTAGAAAATCAATTAATAATGGAATTAGCAGCCTATGATTTTATGTCAGTTGAATTAAGTAATATGTTTAAAGCTATATCTTCTACTGTAATAGAGAATAATTCATCTGAACAGATATCATGTAATGATGGTTGTATATCACCAAATAATATACCTTCTTCTCAATCCTCATCTAGTAGTTCAGTATCCCAATATGGTGGAAATTCAATAAAGAAAATCCAAACAGGACCCACGGAAGTTGAATACTTTAATAACTATGAATTGGATTCTGAGTCTGCATCAAATGTTGTAAAAGCTTTACAACCTGGTGGTATATTGGATTTAATAAAAACTAATATTTGTATGTTAGCAGAGAGATTAGATATCTATTTACCAATATGTGATAAGGATTCAAAAATAGTAGTACCTAAGGTAGTTAACAAAAGAATCAAAGGTCCATTGAGTGGACCAGATCCATTCTTTGTTGTAAATAAATAAAATATTATGGCCAGAAGAAAATCAATATATGTGTCTGATAAAGACTGGGATCAATATAAACAAATAATAAATGATTTTATTGATATTGATTCTGGTAAACAACCATTCTTGTATTTACAAAAAATAGAACAACCCTTATCTTATGGAGAGGATTCTGGTGTAATTTATACACCAATACAATTAGATGGTTTATTTCAGTATAACTATATTAAAACTTGGCCAACAAATAAACAATCCATAAGTGGTGAGCTAGATTATAGTAATACAGTTCTTTATATATCTGGTAGACTTTTATCAGAGAATGGTTTTATAAATGACTATGGTTATTGGGATTTTAATTGGGCTGAAGATAGGTTTATATTGAATGGTAAAGTATATAAACCTGGTGGTGATTCACAAGTAGCACAAGCTAAGGATGAGGCATTATTATTTTTTATTATTCTTCAAAGAGAAGATCCAGAAGAACAGAATAATATATTAAATAGTTATGCTGGGGATAAAGCTCAAGTAGTAAATAATGAAGGTATTTGGTTACTTGATGCTAATGGCAAAAAAATAAAAGATTTTTGCCATTTACCATTGATAATATCTGGTAATCCAGATATTCCTAATAAGTATTTAAAATAGAAGAGATGGATTACACAAATGAACAACAGGATGAATTAAAATTCACCATAGAGGAGATAAATCAAATTTTAAGTGATGGTATAATCAATTGTTCTACTAGATATTGTTGTCAAGATGGTACTTATAAACCCTTAACTTTAAGTGAGGCAGTAGTATTAGTTCCTGATAAGTATAAAACATTATTAAGAATTATTACATTTTTAAATAAGGATGTACCGGCTCAACCAGAAATTTGGATTTATTTTGGTACTTCAATTTTTGATTGGAGTAATTTAGATTATTGGGTAAATATACCTAATGCTAAAAAATATACTGAGTTATCTAAATCTTTATCAGATGAATCCATAAATAGAATTAATGCTGATCAGGATTTAAGATTAAGAATAGACAATGAGGCTATTAATAGAGCTAATGCTGATGCTGATTTAAGTAGAAGAATTGATGAAATAGAACCT